TAGATGTCTGCCACGAACTGATTGTTGTCTATGACTTCTGGAGTATTATTTGTCTCATCGCAGACAACCTTGAAGTCCGTGATGCCGCGTTGAGCCTGTACATTGCGGAGATATGGAATGACCAGGTTCCTAAACTGCGCTCGCGTAAACTCGTCATTCATTTCGAACAACGAATATTTAGATGCAGTCGATATAGCCTTCTCAAGCGTGATGAACAATCTACGCACATTGATGCGGTCGAACGCGCTTGGCTTCTTCAACATGGTCTTGTCGCCGTACAGCATGGTTCCTTCACCACTGAATGTTGCAACAGGATTGATTCCTGCAACATATAAGGTATCGCGAGAGGTCTGATCAGGATTGAATGCCAACTTGACGACATTCTTGATCATGCCACGGTTGATGCCCGCAGGAGAGAACCATGACTGAGTGTTGAACTCAGTGCGGGCGCACAGACCTGCGATATCTGGATTGAGTGGAATATAGCGGAATGAATCGTTGTACTTGTCGTAGATGTACTTCCATCCGCTGTCCATCACCACATACGATGAATTGATGTTGTATGTGCTGTTTCTCGTAGTCACGACATTGGATGCCGCCAGACTCTGTGTCTTGTTGAGTATATCCGTGAGAAGGGGAGATACGAACAGTACGCAGTCCTTGCGGTTATTGACCAAGTCGGCAAGCAACTTGACTATGGTGCTGTCGGCACGACCCGAGATCAGCAGGGAGATGTCAACGCTATCACGGTCGGCAAACTTGCTATAGCCACCGATGTAGAGATTGGAGTCGTTGTTTGTGCTGGCAGATGCGCCACTAAGGCTGAACCTAGACACCTTACCGGCAGTAAAGCCTGTCGTGATGTCAGCAAAGTTTGTGGTGAGGCTCTGCTTTGTTGTAGCACCCCACAACTGCTCTACATTTCCTGCCCAAATATAGTTGGAGTTGTTGTTTATGACACTGCTGATATAGTTTGGCGCACCGTCGTTGTTACGAGCATCGTATGCTTTGGAAACATTTTGGAAGACTTCTAGAATCGCTCCCTTGGTTCCCGTGAACAGACCATCTTCGTCAACGACGACCACATTTAGTTCATCGTTTGACCCACCCTTATTCGTAGCCTGTGTGCTTGTTTCGGCAGTCAACTGGAACAAATCTGCATATTTGCTGCGATAGGTGAGACTTGCACCGCTTGGAATGGTGCTGGCGATATAGGTCTTGAATGTTGCAGTCAACCCGGTTGCAGAATCAACCGTGAAGGTCTGTGAGAAATTGGAGGTTTGATAGATGACCTTGTCGTTTTCCTCAAAAGTTCCCCCAACTGCTGCGGTGAACTTGATGGTGTTCGTGGCAACTGCCGAAGTCGCTCCTGCGACCAAGGTCGCCTGACCATCGCCATCAAGAATGACAACCTTGAGAGAATTTCCCAAAACTCCGGGGTATTTTGCATAGAATGCATGATCAAACGATGCCTGTGCAGCAAGAATATCCTCATTTAGGAACTGAAGACCCGCCGAGGAACCAGAATTTGCATTGGTTTCATCGGAAGCAACCACACGAACAACGCGCAGATCGCGGCTATATTGTAGGAAGTTTGCGGCACAATGGAAATCTATACCATCGTCGGTGCTTAGAGGCTTGCCGAAGACAGCAACTAGTTGATCTTCATTTGTGACGGTGGTGATTTTACTTGCTGGTCCCCATTGGAAAACGCCCGCGATGGCTCCCGTTGCCGTTGCAACATTGGGAACAACCGTGGTAATATCAATTTCCGAATAATTCACACCGGGGCTAAGTTGTACTGGTAGTCTGCTCATTTGTTTCTCCCGATGAATCTACTTGATATGTAGGAATTTAAAATTTTGGATCAAAACCATCTTGGGAAACTGTCTTCCCTATCTTTGGTCCATATTGAGCCGTCTTTTTCTTTGATGGTAGGCTCGCCATCGGTGACTCCATCGTCCATGAATCCAAAGGGGGTCATTTCCTCCTCAAGTTTGCTGATGGTGTCCTGATAGATATCCTTTCGGATGTCTAGCGACGAAAGATCCTTGAAATATGGTTGGGTGGACAGCCATCCGAAGAGGACAAGGGTCATCACCAAGTCATCGTTGTAACCTACCTCTGCCTCGAATGAGTTCTTCTTGGCAACGAAGGCAAAGAGTTCCTTGATGACATCAAAATCCTGAATGACCATCCTGTCGGATTCCACCAGAGACTTGAGGATGGAGCAGCCCGTCCTCTTGACCACCTCGGTCGTTCGAACGCCAAACTGACTCTGTCCCGCACCGAAGCCTCCGTCAAGTACCTGACCTTTCCTACCTCTCATGCTGGCAGAGAGGATGTTCTCATACTCAAGTTCGGCATGGAGGACATCTGCCACCTGACCACCCATGTCGTTGATCTCTACAAGGACATGGGCATTGTTGTACTGCTTGGCAGCAACATGGATGGCATTCGGGAACACCAGAGGGGACATAGTATTGTTTCTGAAGGTGGCGACCAACTTGTAAGGAGCGGTTGTTATATCGATTATTGAAAATGCAGAATAGTCCTGTCCCGTTCCTCGCGAGACATCGACCGTCATGACATAGACATGCTTCTCCTCTGGCTTGGCATAGACCTTGAATCCTTCTCCGTTCTTGAAGACGGGATCGATGTATGCCAGAGTCTTCAACTTGGACGGAGAGATCAGCGTATGTACCGAGCCGACGAAGTCGCATTCGAACTCAGTTCGGAACTGTTCCTCCGAGGTATTGGCAATCGTCTCTTCCTTCCACTTCTCATCTCGACCGGGCACATCCGACCAGTGGACATCGATTGGAATATATGAGTTCCTGCCGTTGGAGGCATCCGTCCACAACTTGTAGTACAGGTTCATTCCGTGGGGAGTGGAGACGATGAACACCTTGGTCTCCTGACCCGACGAGATGGTGGGGTAGACTGAGGAGAAGAACTCCTCTGCAACATTCTGAGGAACATATGCAAACTCGTCAAGGAAGATCATGTTGAAAGATCCACCACGGACTGCACTGGACGAGGTAGCCGAAGCCAGAACCTTTGAGCCATTCTCCAACTGAATCGATCCCTTGTTCCACTCAAGGACACCCTGCTGCAACCACTTCGGCAGGTATTCATATGCCAACTTGAGGCGGGACAATAGTTCCCTAGCCGTGCTGAGTTTGTTGGCTAGGATGGCTACATTCACGCTCTGATTGAACAGGATGTAATGCAGGATGTATGCCGTGACCGTGGTTGACTTGCCGCTCTGACGGGGCAACTTGGCAATGACGAATCTGGTCGAGTGGACGGTACGAACCATCTCCTCTTGGAAGTCATAAAGTTCAAAAGGTACGAGACCCTTGTCGAGGCTGACGATCTTTACATACTTCTGTATGAAGTAGATCGGGTCGCGTGCGCATTTGGCATATTCCTCAAGTTGCTCCTTCGTCCAGTTGATCTGGACATCCGTTGCCTTGAGGTTGGGATTGCCGAGGTAGTTCTTAGAGTTCTTTGTATCAGCCATTGTCTAGAATCTTCTTGGAGTCATCGATGATGATTTCCGTCTCATTCATTGCCTTGGCAAAACTGCGCTTTGGATTGATGAGTTCCTGTAGTTCCTTGGTCGAGCCAAGGAAGATGGCATTGGTGGTGTTGTTGACGGTCTTGGAGGAATACTTGTCCTCCTTGATGGTCTTCATGCGTTGATGGAGTTCGACCAGATCCTTGTTGGTATCTGCGACTGCCTTGATCATCTGCGCGACAACTTCATAGGCACGGGGAGAGTCTCCCTCGCTTGCCACCTTGAGAACTCCGTCTATGGCTTGGAATCCAAGGTTGACGAGTTCCTTGAGGTTCTCCCTTGCCTTCTGAAAGTCCTTGTCGGCATCGTCCATGTCCACCTTGACCTCGACGGCATTCGGTGGTCTGGAAACAATAGCCTTTGGTTCGGGATCTATGTTCAGGATCTCCGAAAGGTTCTCATCCATCTTGCTCATGATATCTACCTTCCAATCGCTTTGTCGGTACTCCGATACTGCACATAGGTAGTTATGTTGTTTGCAGTAAAGTAATCATATGCTGCCTGTATCTGCTTCTTGGTCAGTTCAAAATATGCATCTCGGATAATCTCGTATGCGGTGGTTATGTCATCATTTGTCGGAGATTTCCATCTTTGCTTCAGTTCTTGATTTGTGTCCAGAATGCTGCCGCTACGGATTGGAACGAAGTTCCATTTGAAATATGCTTTTCCATATGGGATGAATGAATTTCCACCAGAAAAACCAGTGTAGGTCTCAAAGACTCGATAGTCACTGAACCTTCCAGAATTGAACTTATTCATGTATTCCGTGAAGTTTGCTGCCGATGCGGTTATTCCCATCTGATCCAAATAACTTCCGAACGACATCTGAAACTGTAGATCTTCCAAATCGAAGAAATATGTCTCCAATCCACGAATGAATGCTGTAGCCGAATCGGCACCAGAAACTCCTCCGTTAGTCACCACATTAGTATATTCGGTAGATCCTCTGGCAATATTTCCATAGTAGAATGTCTGTAGCAACAGGTCATTTATATTGTCGTCTATTATGAAGCCATTTGCAGGAACCTCTCCCGAGAAAAGAGGAGCAACGATGTAGTCCACGAAGTCCTGTGGGGAATATGGAACACTGCCACCTCTAGTGAGGTCTAGATCTTCGTTTCTTCCACGGATAACTGGCAATATCCTATAGTTGTACTTTCCGCAATTGTCTAGTAGAAGTTTCCATGTTCTTATCGATGTCTGTATGGACTGCTTCATCGACTCCTTGAGATTGTACAGACGCTCTGCCGTACTTCCCCCGAAATCCTGATGTATCGTGCAATCACGCCTAGACCGGAAGTTCTTCGATGGATTGTATGTTCCCTTGTTTTGCATGGGAAACAGGGGATTGAAGCGAGGTATGAAGTTTATTGGATATACATTTGCATACCGATATCCACCATACTTGATCGTCTCCTGATAGATGTTGTAGTAGTATGATTCAAGATAGTTCATCGTCAGTCCATCTGGACCTATCTTTTCGAATGTATCGGTGAAGAAAGTCAATAGATTCGCTGGAACTACATTGGATGCGGAATATGTGGCAGATGCTGCCTGTGCCGAACCACCGAGCATGAAGTATTCATTGTAGTAGGCAGTTGTATTTCCCTTTGCCTTCTTATATGAATTCCATCCCGTCAGTCCACCACTATATGTGTATCCGGCAGGGGCGGGGAAAAATGTTAGACCAGCAAGCCGAGTGACGAAGTATTGATCGCCAACCGAAGCATATGGACCCGTGCCATCGACGGCAGTATCTGGGGTGGGAATGGATTTTTGCCACCCCAATATCTCCGTCGAATAGGGAACTCCGATATGACCTATGTTGTATGCAGACTGATTGGTTCTATATTTTCGGGGATAGATCACTATGTCGGAATAAAACTTATTGAGGAAGTTGTTTGCCAGTTGATATCCGACTTGATTTGTCGATACAGCAGTAGAGCCAGACAAAGCACGATACTCACTCAACCATCCAGGATTGTCTGCTGCGATGTACTTGGATATCAGATCCGTCTGAGTATCCATGAAAGTATCATCGGCAAACTTGATGAACTGATAATGGGGCTGGAAGTCTGCAAGTATTCCCGTAAAAGTTATTCCATATATGGAATAGAGATTTAGGTTTCTTATGAGAGATTGGTGTATGTTGGGGCTGAAGTATATCGACTTGATTGCATTGGTGATTCCTTGGAATTCGGGAAGTCCGAAATAAAGGGGATTTCCACCAGTACCTGTGGGCAAACCGTTGTTGTTGCTTATATTGATGGTGTTCGGATTGAACATCAACTGAAATGGAGTCACCACACCGCCGACATTCACCATAGTGTAGCAGCCAGCAGAAGATCCCCTTGCAGTGACTCCGGTGAATGCCGAGACTGGATATGGAGTATTTCCACCCGTCAGGCTATAGAATACGGGATATTCCGAAAGCAGCCTATACTGATCAAACAATGTCTTAAATGCGCCGTACATATTAGCAGCACCAGGAACATA